ATCCTTGACCTTGTTGCCCCCTCTATTAGCTCAAGCGCACGTCAAGGTGCTGGTCTAGGTCTTGGCTTCAACTTAGTTGGATTCCCCGCTGGTCGCATGTAAATGCTTTGAATCTTTTATTTTTGATACAAATATAAAAAATATTTAAACACGTTTGAAAAAATCAGTAATCAGTCTATTATTCTCTTCTTTATAGGCTTTTACCATTTTCCAATCTATTCTTGTTATATCTACCTGTGATGGTAACATATTGTCTAATGCATATTGATAATAGAATTTATAAGCCTCGTTTTTAAGTTCATTATACTTAGGATAATCTAAATTATACATCTCTAAAAATTCATAAAATCCTAAATCATTATTTATATGATATAGAAAAGCATACATTTTATTTCTTTCAAGTTCATCTATTGTAAAATTTGTATTACATATATCACTTATTTGATAATCATTATGATATTTGTTTATAACTTGTTCTAATTCTTGTAATATAGCTACATTATTCTTACTAAAGTAATCTTGTAATCTACGATATGTAGTACATAATTCATTAAGTTGATATATAATATCCTGTCTAATGATGTCCATACTTATTAAATATCAAACATTTAATTATTTTAAAGAGAATTTCTAGAAATAGAGTTTTTATTTGTAGCTACATTAAAAAAGTAGATAATAGATTTTTTATAAGGAGAAGAATTTTTAATCTCTAAAGATAAATTTTGATTATTTGTTTTTTAATGTAGCTACATATAAATTAATTATTTTAAAGAGAATTTCTAGAAATAGAGTTTTTATTTGTAGCTACAAATATATTCATTATATTGATTGAATAAATTCCCAATTAACCTCTTCACATATCTTCTTCCATATTTGGTCTTGTAAATGTAACTTCTCACGACTTTTTAATAAACTAAAATACTTTAAATATTCATCTTTCTCTAATAATTGACAAAATTTATATAATACATAGCTATATGATAAGAAATTTTTACGATTTGGAGGGCAATATTTTAAAAATGGAGCCTGAATCTCTTTAAACATATTTCTTAGTTTTTCTTCTAATTCAGGTGAAAAATTAGGAGCTGGAACACCATTCAAGCGGTATATAATATAATAAATATGTTCATAATATTTATTAGTATTTATTTTCTTTAAAATTTCTCGCATTTTATGGTAAGTTAATTTTGATAAATCTTTAATTTTTTCTTTCTTTATTTCATTAACAATTTTTTCAAAAATCTCTTCAGGTATATCAGTACTCTCTTTACCTTGAATTTGACTTATCCATTCATTAAAATGATTAATACGCTTATAAGTATAGTGTGAAGCCTCCTTATTTGATTGTCTATATATAGGACGATTTTGTTCGACTAAAACAATTTCTTGGTATCCACATGTCGGACATATCATAATACCTTCTTGAGCTAAACAGTTCATTGGTATTTCACATTTTTGACATTGATTTGTTAAAGAATCATTTAATGTTTTCATATAATTATTATCCATTGCCAATAAATATTCATTCACTAAAGTCATCTTATCTTTTATCGGTGCAGTTGTTAATTCATCTTCTATATCACTTGAATTTATGGTCTCTTCTGTTGAATCTTCATTAATAAAATTAAATGCTTCTAAAATATTTTTTTGTTTGATTGGTAACATTTTTTTACGCCCTTTATTTACTCTTGTTGGTAAAATAATTGGTGTATTTTTACTAGCTGGTTTTACTATCTCTTGTTTATTTAACAATTCATAGTAATCAAATAATATTGAGCCTGTATTTTCATAATACTCTATTTCGTGATTAATATCATTTAAATGTTTTATTTCGTTTTTTACATGCCTTATTTTATCAATGTAATGTAAATTACTATCCCAAGCAGTATTATACTCTTGAGTATCTTGTAAATGCTCTTTATAATATGCATTTATCTTGTCTTTCCATCCTTTTAAAGTTATCTCATATTGAGTTTTTTCTTGCTGTAATTGTTTTTTTATTTCAATATTATCTTGTATATTAGATATCATCTGTTTATGTTTTTCATCCAGCGTAGATGCCTCGTTTTTTTTATTATCAACTACATTTAGCTTTTTCTTTGAGACCTTCTCTTTAAGCATCGTTATCATTTTTAAAAAAAGTGTGTTTAAATAGAAAATAAAAATTTTCTCCCATATAGTTATCAAAACAAATGGGTGGTGGACTTTTACAACTCGTTGCTTACGGTGCTCAAGATGTTTACCTAACAGGTAACCCTCAAATTACTTTCTTCAAGGTAGCTTACCGCCGCCACACCAATTTCTCCATGGAATCCATTGAACAAACCTTCAACGGAACCGCTGATTTCGGTCGCCGCGTTACCTGCCAAGTAAGCCGTAACGGTGATCTAATTCACCGCATGTACCTACAAGTCACTCTACCAGCACTAACCAGTGCTAAACAATGGACTGACTACGTAGGTCTAGCTTTAGTTAAAAATGTTGAACTAGAAATCGGTGGCCAACGTATTGATAAACAATACGGTGACTGGATGTACATTTGGAATGAACTATCTTTACCTTTCGGTAAACGCGATGGCTTTAAAGCTATGGTTGGTTCTTCTCTATCTTACGCTGGTGGTTCCACAACCGCTGAAGTTCTATACATTCCTTTAGAATTCTGGTTTTGCCGCAACCCTGGACTTGCTTTACCTCTCATTGCCCTTCAATACCACGAAGTCAAAGTTAACCTTGAATTCCGTCAACTATCTGAATTAGGCGCTTACAATCTTGGTGGTGGTTTCTTAGGTTTAGCTTCTGGTTCTCTTGGAACTTCTTCTCTATGGGTTGACTACGTATTCTTAGATACTGATGAGCGCCGCCGCTTCGCCCAACTAAGTCACGAATACCTAATCGAACAACTTCAATTCACCGGTGATGAATCTGTAACTGCCAGCTCTGCTAGCACTAAAGTAAAACTAAACTTCAACCACCCCGTGAAAGAACTTGTATGGGTTATGCAACGTGACTCTGTTGTAACCTCTTCTAACGATTGGTTCAATTTCTCTGATAACCAAGTTGAAGCTAGCGGTGCCAACTTAGTAACTGCTTCCAAACTTCAACTAAACGGCCATGATAGATTCGCTGAACGTGCTGGTGGTTACTTTAACTTAGTTCAACCATACCAACATCACGAAAATATCCCCACCAACGAAGGTATCAACGTTTACTCTTTTGCCCTAAAACCCGAAGAACATCAACCCTCCGGTACCCTCAATATGTCTCGTATTGACTCTGCCGTCCTAACTGTCGGACATGCCAATCTAGGTGCCTTCGCCGGTAAAATCCGTGTATACGCCGTTAACTACAATGTTTTACGCGTAATGTCTGGCATGGGCGGTTTAGCTTACAGCAATTAAACAATTATTTAATATCTAAATTTTTTTTATGCGTAAATTTTATAAAAATTTATTTTCTCCCATATAAGTATCCAAAACAAATGGGCGGAGGACTTTTACAACTCGTTGCTTACGGTGCTCAAGATGTTTACCTAACAGGTAACCCTCAAATTACTTTCTTCAAGGTAGCTTACCGCCGCCACACTAACTTCTCCATGGAATCCATTGAACAAACCTTCAATGGAACCGCTGATTTCAGTCGTCGCGTTACCTGCCAAATTAGCCGCAATGGTGATCTAATCCATCGCATGTACCTACAAACCACTATTACCGGTGCCAGCTTCGCTGCCAACTCTTACGCTGGTCTAGCTCTAGTTAAATCCGTTGAACTCGAAATCGGCGGTCAACGCATTGACAAACAATACGGTGACTGGATGTACGTTTGGAATGAGCTATCTCTACCTTACGGCAAACGCGCCGGCTTCAAAACCATGGTTGGTGCCGATGTCACAGTTTCAACTAATACCACTCTATACATCCCCCTAGAATTCTGGTTCTGCCGTAACCCCGGACTTGCTCTACCCCTAATTGCTCTTCAATACCACGAAGTCAAAGTTAACCTTGAATTTGAAGCCGCCGCCGCCGCTGGTATCACCGCTGGTACCATGGGCACAACTTCTCTATGGGTTGACTACGTATTCTTAGATACTGATGAACGCCGCCGCTTCGCTCAACTAAGTCACGAATACCTAATCGAACAACTCCAATTCACTGGTGAAGAAACCGTCACCACCGGCGCCAACAAGATTAAACTCAACTTCAACCATCCCGTCAAAGAACTTGTCTGGGTGCTACAAGAAGCCGCTGCCAAATTCGGTGTTTACTCTGATGATGGTGATGCTGGAGACTTCGCCCGCAGCGGTGCCAATCTATGCTCTGTTGCCAAACTACAACTCAACGGTCATGACAGATTCGCCGAACGTGCCGGTAAATACTTCAACTTAGTTCAACCTTACCAACACCACGAGAACGTCCCCTCCAACACTGGTATCAACGTTTACTCCTTCGCCCTAAAACCCGAAGAACATCAACCCTCTGGCACCCTCAATTTCTCTCGCATTGACTCTGCCGTCCTAAACATCACCGCCGCCGCCGCCGCCACCAAATGCCGCGTCTACGCCGTTAACTACAACGTTCTACGTGTGATGTCTGGCATGGGCGGTCTAGCTTACAGCAATTAGAGACATTCATAAAAATATTAAATGATTAACAATTTTAACTTCTTTTTATCTATATGATTTAAACTATCATACCTTACAAAAATAATATGCTACTTATGAGAATTGAACTCATGACCTCTCGCTTACTAAACGAGTGCTCTGCCAACTGAGCTAAAGTAGCTTTTGCTGCATACGAGGATCGAACTCGCGACCTTTTGCTTACAAGGCAAATGCTCTACCAACTGAGCTAAAGCAGCTTATTTTATATAATAAAATCCTCTTTATATCCTTTTACACAAAATTATTTGGTAACAAAAATGTAATACTTATAATAGCTACCCAAAAACACCAAAAAGAACCTAATTCTCCTGTTTTACTATAATTATAGATACTCCAAATATAAGAACTAATATATAATAAAATTGGGAGTAATAAAAAGCCATCTATTCCTAAAATAGCATAAACTGTACCAAATAGAATAATATGGTAAATTATTCCTAATATATTATTTAACAGTAAATTCTTTTTACCTGTTTTAGGGTCTTCTATACTCCATATTAAATGTTTATTTGGACCAATCTCAGTACTTGTATTTCTATATTTACGTAATAGTAATGCAATTATAGCAAGTAATATCCCTAAACCCATAAATAAAATACCTATCAAATCTTTACGATATATATATACCCATATACCCTGTATAGTAACTTGAATCATTAATATAAATGGTATCCACGAAGATAAAAATGTATTATTTTTACCATCATTATTATTTAAATCATACCATATTAATGCTTCTAATAGTTGCATTTGACCGTATACTATCATAAATGTACCAAACCATCTATCATACGGTTGATTACGATTCCATAAATATATACCACTTAATTGAGATATAGAATATGCTAGTAGACTGATTTTATAACTATAGCACATTTCAATTTACTCTTAATTCTAATAAATGTTATTAAAGTGAAATTGAAAAAACTTCCTTCCCTTCTGAATTATTTTCAAATGAAACTTCAGAATCATGACTCAACATTTTTAATAAAGGCATATCACTAGTCCATGTACCTTTTCCAATTGATTCTAATATTCTTTCACGAGCTAATATATTTTGAATACCATATCGTTTAGCCATTATTATAAATATTCTTTTTTCTGCGTCAGTTTCTGTTTCATCTTTTTGAATTGGATAATAATGAAAAGAACCATCATATTTATAATTAAAATCATATTTATTTATTATTGATGTCATATATATTAAAGCTTCTTGAATACATTCACCTGCTATAATAAAAAATTTACAATTTTCTAAATCTAATACATATATACCTCTCATAATTATAATAAAAACTGATTTTATATTTAAATATAAATAATAAATGGCAGTGTGGATGTTTATATCTGCTTTATTTGGTTTCCTAATTCTATCTCAAATGTTACATCCTTATGCCATTAATGAACTTATTTCTAAAAAATCTTATAGATGTCATGTTTCTAAATCAACAAATATACTTTCATTCCCTAGTTCTAATATATCTACATCTCTTATAACACCTAATAATTCACCTTATACAAGTATATCTTGCAGTCCTATTAAACATACAGCCACTACTACAGCCATAATTGATTTTTCGTATATTCGTAGACAGCTATTTATAGATCAATAAAAACTGAAACTTTTAACTATATTATTATAAATGTTTTACATTATTATTGTTATTACAATATCAACTATAGTTTATTATTATTATAATAAGTGCAATAAATATAATTATTTTTATGATAAAAAATTAAAAGTATATTATCCAATTAATAATAGCTACATTTCACTTGTAAATTCTCCCTGTTCTAGTGAAACTAGTGCATCATCAACACAAAGTCACAGTTCGCTATCTTTTAATTATCTACTTAATTCATTTGAAGAATAATATGTCTCAATTAATACACGAAGCTATTATTGCTATAATTCATGATGCGATTTATGATGAATTATATGATATATATTTAAAAACTATAAACCATACGTGGTTCTGTATGCAAACCAAAGATTATTTTATTGAAATGATACTTTCTGTTTATCAAAATCCAGATAGTTCGCTTTGTTATTTAGCTGGATTAAGGGTATTAAGAGATAATTATCAATACTTAGAACAATATACAAAAACAGTGCATAAAATTATAAAAAAACGGCTATTATTAAATTATAATCACGATTCTATTGGAAATTTATTTAATCTTCCGGTAGAACTCCTTTCTATTATAGCATTTAAAGTATAATTTTTATATATAATAAATTAAGACACATGTTAAATGAATATATGTGGATATTCATTGTTGGTACTTTTGGTGCTTTTGGTTTTGGCTGGGGTACAGGTGCAAATGATTTAGGAAATGCATTCGGTACCTCTGTTGGTGCAAAAACGCTTACTATGAAGCAAGCTGTTATTATTGCCAGTATTTTTGAATTTACAGGAGCTCTTTTATTGGGTCGCGTTAGCACAGATACTATTGCTGGTGGTATTGCCGATATTAATACTTTTAATGATAATCCAATTGTATACGCTTATGGAATGATGTGTACCTTATTGGTAGGAACTATTTGGTTAGCAATTACTACTAAAAAGGGATGGAATGTTTCTTCTACCCATTCAATTATTGGTGGTATTATTGGTTTTTCTTTAGTCAGTTCTGGAAAAGATGGTGTTTTATGGTTAAAAGAAGATACATCTGGTAAATCTTTTCCACCTTATAAAGGTATTATTCCTATCGTATTATCCTGGTTTATTTCTCCTATCTTAACTGGTCTATCTTCCTCAGCTATTTTTATAACTATTCGTAATCTTGTTCTTAGAAAACATAATGCATATCAACTATCTTATTATGTATTACCAGTTTTCGTATTAATTACAACTTGGGTAAATGTGTACTTTGTCTTAACAAAAGGAGCTAAAAAATCTTTACAAATTGGAGATGATTGGACACAAGAAAAAGCCATTTTGATAACAAGTATATCTGCTGCGGGATGTAGTTTATTATCTGGAGTCATCGGTATACCTTTATTAAAAAAACATATAGAAAAACGAGAATTAACTGCACTTGAGGCTTCTGTAACAATCGAAGAAATAGAACATCAATCTAATAACCCATCATTAATGCAAAAAACAAAAGAATTATTATTTAATGGAGTCGAACAGAATATCCATGATATAATTGATACTGATAATACCCTTTCATCTATCCATGCATCAGCTGAAGTATTTGATCCAAGAATAGAAAACGTCTTTCAATATTTGCAAGTTTTTTCTGCAATTTGTGTTGTTTTTGCA